GAAGACGTGGTGGCCGTGCAGACCGGCACCGTCACGGCGGTGCGCAGCGACACCCTGTGGGGCTGGGTGGTGGAGATCGACCACGGCGGCGGCCTCACCAGCGTCACCTGCGGCCTTTCGGAAAAGGTCTCGGTGCAGCAGGGCGAGCGCGTCAGCGCCGGGCAGGTCATCGGCCGCGTGGGCAGGGTGCCCGCCGAACTCAGCCTGCCCAGCCACATCCACCTTGAAATGTACCGCAGCGGCGCCGCCGTCGACCCGCTGAAGGCCATGGGCAAGATCTGAACCTTTCCCTGCGGCACAAAGGGCGGGGCCTTGTACAAGGCCCTGCCCTTTTCTGCGCGCACTGTTTTTTGGTCCCCGGGGCCTTCTCTGAATGCGCCCCGGGGCAAAGCAAAGGGCAAGGCCTCTGGTGTGAGGCCCTGCCCTTTTGGGGTTGCTGTTCAGGGTGTGGTTTTGCCGGTGGGGTTTTTGCCGTTCATCGGCCGGGGCGGCATTTTGCCGTCGGGGGGCGGCAGGGGTCTGCCATCCTTGCCCATGGGCGGTCTTTTGCCGTCGGGGGGAGGAAGCGGTCTGCCGTCCTTGCCCTTGGGGGGCTCGGGGCGCATGCCGCGGTCCTTTGCATCAGTCATGCCAAACGCCTCCTTTCCTAAGGCCATTTTATGCCGCCAATGTGACGGGTGGGTGAAGAAACGTCCCCTCCGTCCGGTTTTTATTCGGGCAGACGGTAGGCCGCCGCCTTGAGGTCGGCGCTGCCCCCCAGCAGGCGGATTTTGCCCCGCCAGGTGCCGCTGGTGTTGCCGTACAGGCCGCTTTCCACCGTCACCAGCGCAAAGCCGCCGGCCGGCACCGAAAGGGTCAGGTCGGCCCCGGCGCCCTGCAGGGCGTTGCCCCTGCAGACGGTGGCGTTCACCGCGCCGGCGCCCGCGTTCCAGCAGACGATCAGCAGCCGCGCGTCGTCGCCCATGGGCACGGCGGCGCCGTCGGCGGCGTCCACCGCGGCAAAGCCCGCCGTGTTCAGCAGGGTGATGCTGTTGCGCCCGACGGTCTGGGGATTGATGAGTACTGTTGCCATTTGGGTCACTCCTTTACTGTTTCAAAGTTTGCGGAAGCCCGGCGCCCTTTCAGGCGGTGTAATGGGCCCTGATGACGTACAGCTCCTTGGGCCGCACCACCCGGCCGCCGAAGGTGTTGAGCCCGCGCACGGCGTCGCTGAACAGGTTCTGGGGGCGGTAGGCCTTCAGCTGGTCCAGGCCGGAGGCAAAGGCCACGGCCTTGTCGGTCTTGACAAACAGGTGGTCGTCGGTGCCGTCGTTGTAAAAATTGTTGGACATTTTGACGCTGCAGCCCATATAGCGGCCCAGCACCCCGCTTTGCAGGGCGGCGTCGTTCTGGGTGCGGGTGTCCAGCACATAATCGGCAAAGTACAGGAAGGCCTTGGGCGACAGGTAGACGGTCACCCTGTCGCTGCCCAGGCTGACGCCCTGGGACATCAGCTGCACCAGCGCGCTGTCCACCGCCGCCTTCACCGAAAGCTTGTCGGTGATGGCCAGCGACCCCGAACTGGCGCCGCAGTCCTGGGCGCACAGGCGGGCGATGTACTTGTCGCGCTCCTCGGCCAGTGCGCGGATGCTGCCCTCCAGCAGGGCGTCCATCTGCCCGTCGGCGGCCTGGGCGGCGTCCACGTCGTCCACCATAAAGTTGAAGTACTTGGCCTGGTCGATGGGCATCAGGATGGCGGTGTCGGGGATGACCTCCGGCGTGCCGATGGAGTCGCCGGTGTAGTCGCCGATGGTGGGGCGGCCCACGCCCAGGATCTTCACCGAGCGGCCTTTTTTCACCTCGCCGTCGAACTGGTAGTTGCATTCGTTTTCAAACACGGTGAACTTGGGCAGCTCCAGCTGGATGCGGGCGCTCCACACCTTGGGTTTGAAGTTTTCATATGCCATGCTTTTTCACGCTCCTTTGTTGTTTCTCACTGTGTCTTGCTGGGATCAGTGCCGCTTCCACCGGGTCATGGACTGCCGCACGGCCGCCATCACGGCGGGGTCGCGCAGGTCCTTTTCGGTCAGGCGGTCCACCTCGGCGGGGGTGTAGTACTCGCGGGAGGGCTGTTCGGTCCGGCCCACCGCCCCCATCTGGGGCGGCAGGGGCGCGCCGCCCCGCAGCCGCAGGGCCGCCGCACAGGCGGTCTGCGTGTCCACCCCCTGCTGGCGCAGGGCAAAAAAAGCGTCGCCCAGCTCCTCCAGCGAACCGATCTTTTCCTCGGGAAAGGCCCGCTGCACCTCCCGCAGGTCATCCTCAAAGACCCGCAGGTGGGCCAGTTCGCGGTAGCGCAGGGTGCGGGCCTCGGCCTCGGCAGTCAGCGGGTGGTTCAGCAGCGCACGCTGCAGCTCCAGCTCCTGCAGGTCCGGCCCGGGCTCCCCGTCGGGTCCGCCGCCGGGGGGCGGCAGGCCGGGCAGCAGGCCGCCGGCCTGGCGGCTCAGCTCCTCCATCTGGCCCAGCAGCTGTTCCATGCGCTGGGCGCAGCGGCGCACCTGGGCAAAGCGGGCGTTTTCTTCCGGGGTCTGCACAGGACGTTCCGGGGGCGGCGCGGCCTCCCCGGGGCCGCCCGGCCCGCCGCAGAACCCGTCCCCGCCAAGGTTGGATGATTGTCCGGGGCTTGTTTCCGCGGCGCAGCCGGGTGTGCCCCCCTGCGCTGGGCCGACGTCCTGTGCCTGCGCCTCCACGGCCGGCGCCTGTGCTGCGTTGACAGCATTTAAAAGTTCCGTCATTGTCCGGTGCTCCTTTCCTCCGCGCCCGGGTCAGCGGCCCGGCGCTGTTTCAAAATGGCCTCAAACTGTTCCTTGGGCGCGTTGGAACGCTTGTCCAGCGTCTGCACGTACTCCGCAAAGGTGATGTGCCCGGCCTCCAGCGCCGCGGCGGCCGCCTGTTCCCGCGCAAAGCGGCTGAAGGGGTCGGCGGGCGAAACATCCACCCGCACCCCCGGCCGCAGCCGGTCCAGACCGTCCAGGGCGGCCCGCTCGCCGTCGGTCAGCCCGTGGGGGTAGTAGGCCGCCAGCAGGTCCAGCCACACCAGGGCCACGTCCTCGGCCATCTGGCGAAAGGCGGCGGTCTGCTCGTTCAGCGGCACCGCCTGGGCCTCCCGCACGGCGGCGATGGCCGTGCCCGACGCCTGGGTGGGGTCTATGATGCCCAGGGCGGCGTCGCCGGCCGAGGCCAGCTCGCGGCTCTGGCCGATCAGTTCGCTCTGCAGCAGGTTGGCGTCGGGCGACATGCCGGCGGGCGCCAGGTAGGTAAAGACCTCGCTGACCTTCTGCACCGTGCCCTCCCGCACCTTCACCGGTGACCCCACCGCCGTCACGTCCTCGGGGTTTTCCACCATGCCCTCCACGTACACCGGCTTGGGGAAGGCGGCCGCCTTCATGGCCTGCAGGCGGCGGTACAGGGTCTTGTTGGCCTCGATCTGGTTGGGGATCAGCGGCCACACCTCGCCCCGGCCCCGGGCGCTGTGGTAGCAGCGCTTCCACAAAAATGAGACCATGGGGTACAGCTTCATGCCCGGCACCGTCTGCCGGGGGGCGTACACCACCGTTTTGGTGCTGCGGCAGAAGGTCACGCCGCCGGGGGTCTTGGTCAGATACAGCAGGCTGGTGCATTTTTCCTCGCCGCCGCTTTTCTGGGCCTGCTCGGCCCCCCACCAGGGGCTGGCGCTGTCGGGGCCGATCTGGTCCACCAGCGCCGCCTCCAGCCCGCTGCGCCGGGCGGCCTGCTTCACCTGTTCCACCGGCAGGCGCTCCATCAGCAGCAGGTAGCTCTGGCGCTGCAGGTCGGGCTGCTCCTCGTCGGCCAGAAACAGCGCGGCGCCGTCCAGCAGCTGGCAGTTCAGGTCGGCGTCAAAAAAATACAGATAGCTGCTGCCGGTGATGCAGGCCTCCCGGGCCATGTCCCACAGGCGGGCGTCCATCTTGCGCCGCTCCCAGCAGCGGGCGGTGTAGTTTTCCAGCGCCCGGCAGCGGGCCGGCCCGGCTCCGCCGCCCATGTCGCTGTAATGGATGGCCAGGTTCTGCATGGCCACCGTGGCCGTCTTGTAGTTCACCACCGGCTCGATGAAGTTGTAGATGGGCAGCTCCTCGCCCTCCAGCCCGCCCTGCTCGGAGTACCACTGGTCGCCTTCATAAAAGCGATGGCAGCGTTCGGCCCTGGCGTACAGGCTGTGGCGCTGGTGGTGCTGCAGGCCCTGCTGGTACAGCTCCCAGATGCGCGCCGCCCCGGTCTGGTTGTCGGCGGCCGCGCCCTTCGTTTTTTCCATGCTCATTCCTCCCTTAAAATGCGTCCACTTTGGCCGTCAGCGCCCGCTGGCGCTGCTGGGCCGGGTCGGGCCGGGGTTTGCGCCGCAGCAGCCCGGGCAGGGTGCGGCCGCTTTGCCACAGTCCGTCCCGCAGGCCCAGCCGGTAGGCGGCCAGGGCCGCGCCGGCCGCCGCCAGCGCCGCCAGAACAATGCCGTATGCTTCCATGGTGTTCTCCTTTCGTGTCCGGCGGGCCGGATTGTCCCGCCTTCCTCCCCGGCGCCGCCTTCGGTCCGGCTCTGAGGCCGTCCCGGCGGATCGGGGGTCTGTCCTCCGTGTTGTTCGCCCTTGAGCCGCGCCGCCCGAAAAAGCCGGGTCTTGCGCCGCTACACCACCTTCACCGGCCGGCCCCGCCCCGCCGGGTCGGCCGGGGGGCGCAGGGCGGCAAAGGGGTACAGCGGCTGCCGTCCCGCCCCGCGGCCCGGGCAGGGCCGCCCCGCCGCAAAATAGCGGATGGCGTCGGGGGCGTGGGTCAGCTCGTGGGGCTCCGCCGCGCAGTCGTTGGGGTCGCGGGGGTCGCGCTGCAGCGCCGGCAGCGTGCGGATCAGGTTGGGGCAGCTGTCGAAGATGTGCAGCGCCGGGGTGCCCTCCGGCCCGCCGGGGGCCAGCCACTCCTGCAGGTCGTACCAGCCCATCACCCGGTCGTTGGCCGCGCGGGTCAGGGGCATGCCGCAGGCGGCAAAGACCTCGGCCACGCTGCGGCCGGTGTCCTGGCGGCGGTTCCACAGGTCGGGCGGGGCCAGCCGGGCGTAGATCTGTTCACCGGGCGGGGTGGCCTCGCGGATGAGCCGGGCCGCCTCGCTGATGATGAGCCCCGGCCGGTACAGCTCCCGGTAGACCCAGGCGCGGCCGCCGCCGTCCACCGCCACCCAGTAGCAGGCCAGCATATCCAGCCCGTAGTCCAGCGTGAGGTAGCGCCGCCAGTTCCCCGGCAGCGCAAAGGGCGGCACCACGTGCGTTTCCCGCCGGAAGGATGCAAAGTACTGGCCCGAAAGCAGGTCCCAGTCCCCTTCCAGCCAGGCCCTGCGCAGGCCGGGCTCCAGGGCCTCCAGCATGGCGGCGTAGCCGGGGTCCCGCTGCATCAGCGCCCGGTTGTCGTACACCCGCGCCGGAATGAACCGGTAGTCCTCCGGGCGTTCGGCCCCCTGGTACCGCCGGTCGATGAACAGCCGCTTGACCCACTGGTGGCCCACGCCGCCCGGGTTGCAGGTCAGGTACATCCGCCTGGGAAAGGCGTTGGCCCCCCGCAGGCAGGCCGTCAGCACCGAAAACTGGTACTCGGTGAACTGGGTGGCCTCGTCGATGAAGATCAGGTCGTACTCCTGCCCCTGGTAGCGGGTGACGTCACTGTCGCCGTCGCAGTAGCCGAAGCGCAGCCGGCTGCCCCCCGCGAAGGCAAAGGCCTTCTCGCTTTCGCGGTAGCGGGCCAGGCCCCGCAGCTCGGCCATCAGCGGCAGGATGTGGTTTTCCCGCAGCTCGGGGTAGCTGCGGCGCAGCAGCAGCATGCGGATGCCCGGGTAGTACAGGGCCGCCAGCTTGGCTTTCTGGCGCACCGCCCAGCTTTTTCCGCCGCCCCGCGCCCCGCCGTAGGCCACAAACCGGCTGCGCGCCAGCAAAAATTCCCGCTGCCGCGGGTTGGGGGCCTCCATCAGCCAGCTGCCGCCCATGGCGCCGCCTCCTTTCATTTGGCATACTCCTGGGTCTCGCCGCACAGCTCCACCCGCACCGTGCCCTCCCCCTCGCCGCCGTCCTTGTCGTAGCGCGACAAGATCTCCTTGCAGCACTGGATGCGCAGTTCGGGCTTGAGGGTGTCGTCCTCCATGGTCTCGGCCAGGATCTCCAGCGCCCGGGGGGCGTTTTCCCGCAGCAGGCGGGCCACCTTCTGTTCCTCTGTTTCCCTGGGCCTGCGTGCCACCGCGTCACCTCCGTTTCACGCCGGAGGGGCGGCGCGCCTGCCGGCACGCCGCCCCTCCGTGGGTCTTTGCTCTTTTTGTGACGCTATCATACTACCACGGCTTTGGGCCAAAGTCGTCCACACTTTTTTCCGCCGGTTTCCGCCCCGCATTTCAATTGTTTGCAATCTTTTTTCGGAATGCTGCCCCATAAAGCGGTCTTATAAAAAGAACTTATGTTCTTTTCCGCCGCAAAAAAGCCTCTGTTTTACCGGCCGGCAGGCCCGCAGGCTGCCCGTGCCGCCGTCTTTGGCCCCGCGGCGGCGCGCAAAAAGGCCGGGCGCGCCGCCTGTGCGCGCCCGGCCGCTGCCGGTTCACTTAATTGGAGGACTGCGGACTGTTCAGAAAGCCCCGCACGGCGGCCGACGCCAGCAAAAAGCCCGCCGCCGGCGGCACAAAAGGCCCGCTGCCGGGGCTGTGGCGGCCGTGTTCCTCGCCGCCCGCGCAGATGCCCTGCACCGGCGGCTCCAGCGAATAGACCACCGCCAGCCCGGGCACCCCGCGGCGGCGCAGCTCCCGGCGCATCACCCGGGCCAGCGGGCAGCCGCAGCCGGCGGTGTCGGCAATGTCGCCGCAGCGCAGCTGGGAGGGGTCCATCCGGTTGCCGGTGCCCATGCAGGAGTACAGCGCAATGCCGCGCCGGGCGCACTGCTGGGCCAGGTCCAGCTTGGCCGTCACGGTATCGATGCAGTCGATGATGAAATCCGGCCGGTAGTCGTACAGGAAGTCGCTGTTTTCCGGCAGGTAGAACTCCTCGGCGCAGCACAGGTCCAGCGCCGGGTTGATCTGCCCGAACCGGGCCGCGGCCGCCTGGCACTTGCTGCGGCCCAGCTGGTCGCGGGTGGCCAGCAGCTGGCGGTTCAGGTTGGTTTCGTCCACCGTGTCGTGGTCCACCAGCAGCAGGTGACCCACGCCGGCGCGGCACAGGGCCTCGGCAGCGGCGCCGCCCACGCCCCCCAGGCCCAGCACCGCGGCCCGGGCGTTCTGCAGCCGTTCCATCCCCGCGTCGCCCAGCAGCAGCCGGGTGCGGTCGGTCCATTGTTCCATGGTTTGTCCTCCCAAATGGCCAAAAAAGGGCCCGGGCCACCGCCCGGACCCACGTTTGATTGCTAACCCCACCATGCCGTTGCGCACCCGGATAAAACCCGTCATAGACAGGGTGGGTGCCTTCCCCCGGTGTTCACGCTCCCTGCGTCCGGCCGAAGCCGGGAGGTCTGCAATCATTGCCGGGGAGGTCAGGCTCCCGTAGTAAAGGTGTTGGATTATAACTTGGATGCGCTGGCGCACACAGCAGGGAGAAACACGTCCTGCCATTATCCTGCCCGGCCTAAGCCGGAAATACAGCTGTCAGATCATTCCTCAAAATCGAAAAAGTCGTTCAGGCGCTCCATGAACTGGTCGGCGATGCGGGTGTATTCCTCGTCATCCTCGATGGTTTCAAGGTATTCCTCCTGC